ATAGAGGAATTTAATAATGAGTTGTATTATGAAGCTCTAGAAAACCAGCTAATTATGGAATTGGCAGCCTATGATTATATGGTTGTACAGATTTCATTGATGGTTGGTGCCACTGCAGAATCCGTTAAAGAGAGTAACTCATCCTCTACATCTGAATCCGAATCTTCAGAGTCAAGCCGAGGTTCAGGTGAGGTTAAGCGAATACAAACAGGTCCAACTGAGGTAGAATTCTTCAACGATACTGACTCTGAATCTAAAACCTCATCTAATGTCATAAAAGCAATGCAACCAGGTGGAGTTATTGATATACTCAAACAAAATCTGTGTATGCTTGCTGAAAGACTTTCCATCTATCTACCTATTTGCCGAACGGTGAAGAAAGTAGTAGTTCCCAAAGTAGTCAACCCCCGGAGGCCAGGACCATTAGATGGCCCAGACCCAGGCTTCCCAGTAAAGAAGTAATGGGATATGGTACGACGGAAAAGGATTACAAAAGGAGTATGGGACAGATACAAGGCCATTATAAATGACTTTGTTGAAGTGGATGCTGGGAAACAACCTCTAATCTGGTTAAAGAGATTTGACCAGATTCTGTCATACGGTGAAGATACGGGCAATAACTACGAACCGTACTTTCTGGACGGCTTAATTCAGTACAACTTTATAAGAACATGGCCTTCATTAAAAGAGACTGTCTCAGGCGAACTAGATGGAATCAATATTGTACTGTATGTAACTAAAAGGTCATTAGAAGAGAATGGGCATTTAACTCCCGAGGGTTATTGGAACTTTGACTGGGCACAGGACAAGTTCGTAATCAATGGCAAGGTCTATTCTCCCACTGGTGATACTCAGGTTGCTCAGGCACATGATGAGGCTTTACTATTCTTTGTGGTACTGAAGAGAGAAACCCCGGAAGAGACGAAAAAGATACTCGCCTATATGGAGAATATAAATAAGTACGTAGAGTTGACCAAATACATCCTTGAACTGAGCGAAATGAATCACTACGAGGATGAAACCACTGTAAAGACTAACACGACTTTCAAAGTAAGACCCAAATAAAAAAAAAAATGGCCGAAGTAAAACAGAATGGTGTAGTAGTCAACCCGTCATCAGGTTCGGGTGATACCACTCTTCAGATCAAGGCTGAAGTTGCCCATCGTGGTAACCGTGTAGCCCAGATTGCTACCTTTGAAGTAGAGGCAGTTGGTGTAGCAGAAAAGAAACAGTTTGTGGCAAATCACGTGCCTGCAGCTGAGTTTATCCAGTTCGACAATGCAAGTCCAGCAGTGGACAAAGATGGAGGTGCAATAACTCTTACCGGTAAGTCGAACACTTCGAAGATAGCCTTCAGCAAAGGTACCGGTGATATCATTGCTGCGGATATATCTGCAATCCAGTTCCAGGCAAACGGTTCGGATGCCACCTCTGGTACAGTCATCAAGGGTGACCCCGGTGCAAAGGCAAAGTATATCTTTAGTCTGACCCTGAACGCATCTGCCAATGATACCATCGAAGCTCGTACGCAACAGATTATTGCTATAGCAAACGGTGGTCAGAAGGCAACGGCTACTCTTAACCAGACTGCAGGCGATCCGTTCATCGAAGTTACACCGACCTCAATCGATGTACCTCAGGATGGTTCGGCAGTACAGGTTACGGTGGACACCAACACGACTTTTACGGTTACTCCCAAGTCATAGGACCGAGGGATTTTGGTATAGAGGGGTGGGATATCCCCTCTATACCTCTAAATTTTAATATTCAATGTATGGCAAAAGCTACTATACCTTGGGATGACGGTTCCGGCGATAATTTCTATATTGATTATACCGGAATAGAAGGAAGTTCTGAATCTCAAATAACTTCTGATGCTAATCTATCAGGGGTAGAAAGGAGGAAGACTTTAGTATTTAGAACTACCAAAGCTCCTGCAACAGCTCAACAAGCAGAAGCTTATTTGACTGTAGTTCAGAGAAGTGATAATCTGATAGTTGCCATGTTCAATGGTATAGTATCTATTTATGACGGTAAGAAAGCTGGTTATAAACAGGATGAGGTTGCATACCTTCGTAGTAGAGTTAAACAGTTAGAAGAAAATCAAAATAAATAATTCAAGTTATGGCAGAATTTCATGAGATTGGTAGTTCTCAGTTTACTGAAACTACCTCCCCCACTGGGGAAGAGATGATTCAGATATCTGCAACTCAGAAGGTAAAACTCAAAACCATTATCACTGCCCTGATAAAATCGGGATTAGGTACTACCAGTACTACAGCTTATGGGGGTAATGAGGGCTTGATAAATAGGACTATCTTAGAGTCATTTGGATTAACCACTGTATCAGGTGTAAATACTAATTTGACTCGTACTGATACCCAGAATAAGCTGGCTTTCAAATCTAGATCCCGAAAAGATAAGACTAATGCCTTTGGAGATGAAGCAGAAAATCTGAACGTTTTCTTTGAAGTAGCAACTCAGGCATTGGCAGGTCTGATGTCTGCTGCTGATAAAGTTAAATTGGACGGATCTATCTTAGGTTCAGCCTTAGTAGTAGCGGCTACGGCTCTGGATGCTGGAACAGCTCCCACAGTAAAATGGGATAACTCAAGTAATACTCTTACTTTTGGTATACCGAAAGGAGACAAAGGGGATAAGGGTGATGCTGGATCTAGCTCGTCTACAGATATGAAGATGACGGGTTGGACTAACATCACTAAATACGGGGATGTACAGGATCCATATATCCAGGCCAGTGATACTTTGCTGGATGCTATTCGGAAACTTTCATGGATGACTGGTAATAACACTGTTAAAGTTTTCGGAGGAGTTTCAGGGGTTGGTATGATGTGGTGGGATGGAGATACAGTACAAAATATCTTCAATGCCTTTTACCTGGAGATAGAAACCTTCACATGGTATATTATATTCGAGGGTCAGTTCTCCAGTATGGGAGAAAATGCCACTGACGAAGACATCATAAATTATATAGTATCGAACGGTACTTCTGTTTACTTAGCTGATGATTATCAGGAACCTGTTGAGTATAGTAAGAACTCTTCACCCGCTTTGACTATAGGAGGAGGTTCAAGTGTTTGGTATACGGGAACTCAAAATCCTACCGTTACAGTTAACGGGAGTGGGTTTAGCGGGAAAAAACCAACGGCATTTTTTGGGTGTCCCTACAACCTAACTCCTACATTTACACCGTCTTCAAATACAACCTTGCATTTACATCAAAACTATGCAGATGTAAAACCTACTTCGGGTTATAAGGCATATACCCTATATTGCCAGGAAGTATCTGGTACATACCAGATACTTATAAATGTAGCCCCATATAACTAAACTGTATAACCTATGAAAATTTCAAAACTCGGTTGGCTTTATATTGCTTTAGCCATCGCATCCTTCATCATTTTCTCTTGTATTTGGAGATGGTTAGATAATTGGTTCTTAGCTGTGCTGCTTATAGTATACCCCCTGGTATATTTTGTAGCTGGATATTTTGCTCACTATCTCAAGGTTAAATCTGTAGCCAAGAAAGAATAGGAATGTCTAGTACATTAGAAGAACATGCTCATAAAACTTGGTTTGGCAAGTTATTACACACTATAGTACATATCCTCCTATGGATTTGGCAATTGCCTCAGAATCTGGTGGGATTAACCTATAGGTTAATTACAAGGGGTGAAAAGAGGATACTCAAACAAAGGTCGACTGCTTTCTATATAGCTCCTACTATGAGTGGCGGAGTTAGCTTGGGTAATTATATCTTTCTCTCCAAGAGTTCAGGATTAAGAGAGCCAGTATATGATCATGAGTTTGGTCATTGCATACAATCCAGGATATTAGGTCCTTTATACTTACCCACAGTTGGGATCTGTAGTGGGTTACACTGTATGTTTCACAACCGTAAAAATAACTACTATGATTTCTGGACTGAGCGATGGGCAAATAGATTAGGAGGGATAGAGGGTTACTCTGGTGAATATCACTACCACAAGGATGGTGTTATACGAACCATTTACTCTAAGTTGGAGGCTTTCTATAACAAATATTTTTAGAGTATGGCAAGGAAGGTCAATATCACACTCCCTAAACTATCTGACCTTGTACTTCAAGTAAAACTCAACGGTGAATGGCAAAAGGTAGAAGCCTTAGTCAGTAACCTTGGGCCAAGTATGCAAAGGGGGTATGATAAAGCCGTGGATAAATTTTCCAGAAACCTCCTTGCAATCGTAAAGAAGTCATTAACTTTGGGTATACCTCCCGTGGGTGGAGGAATAACATGGCAACCCTTATCCCCAGCTACTATCGAAAGGTGGGGACAACATCCTATTTATAACCTGACTGGTCTCTATTCGAGATCAGTTGGGTTATATCAGTATAAATCGAGAGTTCTAATCGGATTACCCATTGGAACTAGACGCTCTTCTCAAAAGGAATTAACCCTGAACCAATTAGCTAAAATATTAGAATTTGGTTCTAATGACGGTAGAATTCCTTCTCGTCCAGTATGGGCACCTTCTCTCAAGGCTGTTGGAGGTAGGGGTAAATTAAGAGACCTTATCCTAACTGAAATACGCAGGGAACTTCAAAAATATGGTGTAAGACCCAATCAAGTAAAATGGTAAATTCTCAGGAAATTATAGAGAGGTCCATATATGTAGCCCTATTGAATATGGCCATTGAACTGGGCTATACCATAAACCCAGAAGATTACCTCCCTACAAGTGAAGCAAATGCCGAAAGATTCAAGGAAGATTTAAAGAATATCACCCAAGATAAGGGATTCTATATAGGTATCTTTGGAGTGGGTAATAACCATTCTAAAGGTATAAAAGAAACTCCCCGTATGGTAGTCGATTCAGAAGGATTCTATCCGGGAGATGTTGGATTACCAAGGCAAATAATCGAGAAAGAAGAGGGCATAGGTTATACCGCAACCGAGGTACCCTATGAAACCTTACATCAATATATCAATATAAGATTATGTGCCCACTCTGCAGAACACATGAGATTGTTACATCAAATCATGTTCTGGTCAGTTCCTCAGAGGGGTTACTTAAAGCCATATACTGAAGACAAGTTTTTATTCGCAGGAAATATATTCCTCAGGGTAGTTAACTTTTATAATATGCCCGATTTGGATAACGGGTTGATGGAAAAGGTATACCAATTTGAAGTACAGGATTGCCTCCTAGAAAGTAATACTCCTCCAGGGGTAATTACTCCCATAAGGGATATTTCTGTGCTTCTAGAAAATGCCAATTATACTCTACAAGTACCTTAAGATAAAATTCACACATGGATAAGAAAGAGATTGAAAATCTGATAACCCAGGTTATCAGACAAAACGACATGAGGAATAGGCAGGGAAAAAATCTTCAGGATGTCTTAATGGGTATATTACAATATATATCCGATTCTGAGGGTGGGGAAGGAAGTGATATTAATCTTATACCCGGAGGTGGTATAGAGATAACCCCTACTCAAAAAGGTATTCAGATATCCATAGATAAGACTGCCCTGGAATCCATTCAATATGCTGACACCGAAGTAAGGAGATTAGAGAAGGATAAAGTACCGTATGCCTATGACGCTAAGTTAAAGAAGAATATTAACATACAGGCTTTAGAGGGCGGAGGATTCATAGTACAGTACCAGGATGATAACTATGTATTAGCCAAACTTGGGGTATACGAGGAAGGATCTGTTATCCAGAATGAGATTGCCAATTCTCATTACCCCACTGTAATAAATACTTCGGACAAGGTATATATGGAATCTCCTTCGGGTAAAAGTGAAATGGCTCTTGTATCTCAGATAACCGATGAGGTATTCCAGGCCTATAAGTCTAAGGGGGGAATCAAGGATAAAGATCATTTTTTTCCAGGAGTTAACCACTCTCATAGATGGAGATGGAGGTTCAGTTGAATAATAACCTTAAATAATTAAAATATGCCACAAACTCCAAGAGTAAGGTTCAGCTTCAAGAACCTGAATGTACAGTCTAGTGTACCTTTGTTGGGTGTAGTCAATGTAGTAGCTATGACTACTAAAGGCCCATTCGAGGACCCGAAGGATCTGATTGCAACTCCTTCTCAGTTTACTCGGATTTTCGGTTCGGAAATAGTTCCTGATGGATCTGTATCCAATATCATGAAGGCTCTTGAGATGGGAGCTAAGGTCCGAGTATCTCGAGTAATGGCTGATGGTGCTACTTACGGTTGGGCTAAGCCTATGGCTGTAACTGGTGGTGCTGCAGCACTTGCTGGTCCTTCTACGGCTGTTCCCAATGGATCTGCCGTTGTATCTATAGTATTGACCGATCCCAGCGGAGCAGAGAATAGTTTAACCCTTAATTTTGCTATCCGTACTCGAGAAGCTGGTTCTCCTGTATTAGATAATACTGGGTATGGGTTAAATCGTTCTTTCTATCTTGAACTGAATTATACCGAAGAGCCCACTGTGAAGGCTAGCATAATTCAGTATGGAGCTCGGGATGAATCCACTAAGAAGCCTCTCTATGATAGCATCTTAGCTACAACCCCATTCTTCTCGGCTAACAACGGATCTAATCCTTCTATCAATGTAGCTACTTTCCAGAATTTCATAGATAATGCTCCTAATATCACTTTCGAAGTAATTCCAGGAAAAGAAGGTGATGGCCAGGGCACTATGGAGGATTATGCTCTCGGCATAGTTACTATTGAGGATGCTATATCGGCACTTAATCAGTTCTCGAATTGGAATTCTACTGTAATGATCGGTAAGACCACTTCTGGTAACACGGATCCTGAAGAGGTATCCGATACTAATCGTTACATGGAATGCAACGAAGGTTCTATGGGTAATATTGGCGGTATCACCAAGGATAACTGGATGTCCGCTTATAATGCTCTCAAATCCTATACTGATGCTTATTCGGTCATCCTCTCTCATGTTCACCAGCATCTGGACAATTCCTATATCCAGTTGTATCAGGAAGTAGCTAAGGATGTACATGCTACCTTTGAACAGATGCTTTATGTGGAGGTACCAAAGTATCAGAGTGGAGGCAGTCGAATACCTGCAACTGTAGAAGAGACCCTTACAGCACTTAAGACTATGGTAGAAACCATAGGCCCAATGAAAGAAGTTGCATATTTCGGCGGTGGTATCAAGTACTACAACGAAATGGGTTCTCTCCAGAAATGTGATGTGCTGGGTTCTGTAGCTGGTTTGGATGCAACCTGTGCTTCTACTTATGGCCCATGGTATTCCTTTTCGGGTATGAACCGTGGAGTGATTGCTTCGGCACTCGGTCCAGTAATGAAGAACTTAGGTGGCCCCGGTGATGTAGATACTCTCAATGAGTTTGCCCAGTGGTATATGAACTTGTTCGTAATCAAGAACACTCGTACCCAAGGCCAGCGTACTATGCTTTGGCATGGTTTCACCTCGAACCCTATAGATGACTCCGAGAAGTTTATTTCTATAGTTCGTCTCAACCTGTATCTGAAGAAAAATCTTCGGCCTATTCTGGAAAGCTACATCGAAGAGCCTAATACCTTTGCTACCTGGAAACTCATTTATTATGAAGCTAAGGAAATTCTGGATGATCTGCAGACCCGAAATGCCATCACTTCGTATGAATGGATAGGAGATCAGGATGCCCAGAGTTATGATGAGCTCCAGATAAATAATGAGGCTGACGTTCGTCAGGGTAAATACCGGGCTCAGCTGAAGTACAAAGAGGTTGTCCCAATGCAGGATATCGATATGGAGGTAGTCATCGACATTGCGGTTAACAAGAGCACCGGTGAAGTATCCATCTCTGCCTCGAATAACTAAAACAAATAAATTCAATAAATACTATGGCAGGAGCTAAAGTAAAAAACCCAAGGAAGAAGTTCTTATGGCAAATTACATTTGTCAAGCATCCCATTAACCCCTTCCTTTTTCAGCAGGTATCCATACCTGAGATAAGTATAGAACAGGTTTCTCACGGGGATGTGAACTATGATGTAAAGACAGGTGGCCGGGTATCAGTGGGTAACTTAACTGCATCCAAGCTCGAAACTACTTCGGGTTCAGATACTTGGTTATGGGATTGGCTGATGTCAGTACAGGATATGCTGCTTGGAGGAGGTTTAACCCCGAGTCAGTATAAGGAAACCGTACTTATCAATGAGTTAGCCGAGGATGGAGTATCTATCCTTAATTCCTGGACTTGCACGGGGGTATGGCCTTGCAAGGTAAATGGACAGGACTTAGACCGAATGAGTTCAGACAACACTCTGGAGGATTTAGAGTTCTCAGTAGATACTTGCGAGAAGCTGTAATAATGAGTCACCAGGGGAGAGTTCAATGATGGGCTCTCCCTTTTTCATTATTATATACTATATTCAGAAGAATACACTTAACAACTCAACAACATGGAAAATCAAACACTTTATGGTAAGGAATTTACCTTTAAATTGCCCAGCGGTTACGAGGTAACCATAAGGGAACAGAACGGGGAGGATGATGATATCCTTTCTAATCCCGTAGATGCTAAAACCTTCATGAACCTCTCTAAGTTCATTTCAGGTATTGTAATTGATACTGATATGACAGCAAATCGATTGCTGACTCCCGAGGATGTGCAGAAAATGCCTTCTCTTGACAGGTATGCCATCATGATAAATTCTCGGATATTTTCACTGGGAGAAACTTTAGAGTTCAAGTATTCTTGGGATGGTCCTGCAGATGGTCAGGTTCGTGAAGTGGAGTACGAGGTTAATCTTCGGGAAGAGTTCCTCTTTGATTATGGTACAATCCCCTCTATGGAAGAGATGGAAGCAAAGCCCAATGCTATCCCATTCTACCCCGTTTCAAAACAAAGTTCTGAAATACATTTCACTACCAAGAGTGGAAAAGAAATGTGTTTTGATCTTCTCAATGCTAAAGGGGAAGCTTATGTATTGAACCTTCCCGCAAGTGAACGCACTAAAAATCAGGAATTAGTTGCTCGTAACCTCAAATTGAAGGTTGGTGATAAATACGAGTTAGTGAAAAATTTCCGGATGTTCAATCCCATAGATATGATGGATATCCGATCCACTATTAAGGGATTTGACCCTCTCTTCCATGGTACTACTCAAATCGAAGACCCCGAAACGGGACAGAAGATTATGGTACCTGTGATGGCGGTAGATAATTTTTTCTACCCACGGGAGAACTAGAAGATGTATATCTATACATTGTTAAAGCTAATATTAGTATTGACTTTAACACTCTAGCAAAGCTCCCCTGGCGGCGAAGGAAGAAATTTATAGAAGCCGCTGAAGCATATTACGATGCACTTGAGAAAGAGCTGCCCAAAGGAAAGTAGGGCAGCTCTCTTTTGTTCGATAAATCTGAAACTATATGGCTTTTACAAGTGGTAGTCCTTCTGCGGGACAACTCGAGATAGGTGTAGCTCTTGTCCTTCAAGATAGGTTCTCAAACCAAGCAAGGGAAGCTAGCTCAGTTATCCGGGGTTTACATAGGGATGCCAAGAATGCAGTACAGGCGAACTTAACTGCAGTTCAGTCGTACGCTAACATGGCAAGTGGGGTGGCCAACTCGATAGTATCGACATTAACCACTACCATTCAAACTGGAGCTGACTTCATCGATATGATGACTTCAGTAGGAGCTATCTCTGGAGCTACCGAAAATCAGATGTCTGGGTTATCTGAAACTGCTCAGACATTAGGTTTAAGGACCATGTTCATGTCGAGGGATATAGCTTCAGGTATGAAATATTTGGCAATGGCCGGTAATGATGCAAATCAGATTCAGCAAATGATATCTGGTGCTGCTATGATGGCCAATGCCACAAGCATGGAATTGGGAGGTAAAGGTGGTACTGCTGACTTACTGACCAATATTATGAGGACCTTCAAACTTGAGGGTCAACAGGCTGCAAATATTGTTGGTGACCAGCTTACTAAAGCTACCATGTCATCCAACGTATCAATGGCCGACTTAGCTGAGTCTATCAAATACTCAGCTGCATCCATGGTAACTCTGAAACAACAGTTACCACAAGTAGCTGCTATGATTGGTACTCTGGGTAATGCAGGTATTCAGGGTTCTATGGCAGGTACTTCTATCCGAAACATGGCTGACTACCTGACTCAGTCATTGACCAATCCTAATTTCAAGGGAGCTAAGGCCTTAGCTAAGTTAGGACTGGGAAAACAGGATTTTGTAGATGCTAACGGAGACCTTCAGGATTTTGCAGTAATTCTGGAGAAGATTGGTGAAGCTACTCAAGGTTTATCAACTATAGACCAGAATGCCGTATTCAAGAGTATCTTCGGTGTACGTGGTATGCGTGCTGCAGTTGCAATCATGCGTGATACTGAAGGTTACTTTGACCTGTTAAATAAGATACAAAACAATTCTGCGGGATTTGCTGAAGAGGTAGTAGGAAAGCGAATGGAAACTCTTGCCGGTAAGATTGATATAGTTCAGTCTGCTGCTGAGAACCTTATGACTACTTTCAGTGAAGCCCTCGGTAAGAATCCTATTATAATGGGATTCCTCGATATGGTTGGTTGGGCAATATCCCAGCTTCGTGACCTAATGGCAACTCCATTTGGTCCGTGGATAGCTGGATTTGCTGCTATAGCTGCAGTTGGTTTAAAGGTAGGTTCTATTTGGATGGGACTGAGAGCACGATGGTTATTACTGAATGGTGACTCTCAAGTATCATTCAAAACCATGATAAGATTAATGATGGGCGGCTGGTCTCAAGCCACTATGTCTGCTCAGGGTTACTTAAACATGGAAAGAGCCATCATAGCTCAAAGGAAGGCTGGTATCGGAGCAAGTGCGGCTACCGTTGCAGGTATGGCTGGATTACCAGGTTATTTCTATAATGGTAATATTCCAGCAAAAATGGGAGCTAATGGCAGATATTATGCTAAAACTGGTAGGGGAGCTTCTGGATGGACTCCTGTGCCGGCTGCAATGGTGACTGCTACTGATCCAGGTAAGATGACCCGAAACTTAATGAATACTACTGCAGCAGGTGCAGCTGCCAATGCCGCATCTCGAGGGGCTTTAGCTTCTGTGGGTAGAGGTATATTGGGATTTGGTTCTAAATTACTGGGATTCTTTGGAGGTCCACTTGGGTTAGCCATTACTGGTATATCCATAGTGGGGCCCATGATATATAATGCTCTCAAGAGTAATAAATCATCTCAAGATGAAAATACAAGGGCAACTAATGACTTAGCTTCTGCTATCAAAGCCAGTCGGGAAGGTTATAAACAAAGAGATAATCTTCAGATGATGACAGTTCAGGAGCTGAGATGGTTAGTACAAACTCTTGGCTTATACACTGATAAAATCAGTAAATTAGAAAGTAAGCCCGTACATGTGGTCATTAATAATGATGGTAAGAAAGCTTTTGAGGAATATATCGGAGATCGAGATGCAGAGATGAATGTGGCTGCGGGAGTAAATTAACGTTTAGATTATGGCATCACTTATAGGAAAACCTGTGGGAAAAGTAGCTCAAGAAGTAGCTGACCTTGAGCAGGGGAGGGTATTCCAATCTCCTCTCAATAAAGCTTGGAGGGCTCTTATACTTTTAAATCGGACTACTTCTCCGATGGCTAAATCTGGGGTAAGAGAAACTAATACTGAGGCTAAAAAAGCTGATGCCATTAATTCTCACTATGCCCGAGAGAAGTCTTTTTCAGTGGCCCAATCCCAAGATCCTTGGAGTAATAACAAAGTAGTTGCTAGAACTTCTGGAGTATCCGCTGAGGAATTGGTTAAGTCAAAAGCTATAGATTATACTATGGCTAACCAATTAGTATCTGATATCATAAAGAATGATATTGTGATAGCTAACTTAAATGGTACCCCTCCAGTCAGTTTGGTGATTCAGAATCGTCCTAATAGTATAAGGGTAGAACCCACTGCTACTTGGGCCGCTGTTAAATCCATGGGTCGTAATAATCCTTTCTATTTTTATACGGGAGGAGAGGATACAATAACCTTCGATATCTCCTGGTATTCAGTAGATACTGAACATCGAGATGATGTGGTGAATAAGTGTAGATTACTTGAATCATGGACTCGAGCCGATGGTTATTCTGCATCCCCTCCGACTTTAAGGATACAGTGGGGTAACTCGGGTCTATTTGAGGACGATCTCTTCATATTAGCCTCAGCTCAATATGAACTCACTCACTTCCAGAATGCGGCTCGCATGAGGAGGAGATACGATAATGATCCGGATACGGGTCAGAGGATCACTAGTACTGTTAGTCAACCCTTTGACCTTAAATTACTTCCCAACTATGCTACTCAAACTCTTACCTTCAAGAGAGTGACTAAAAACAACAGAACTTGGGAAGAGATTATACCCAACGAAAAACTCATAAGAACTCCGGGTATAATTATGGATGATACGGATAGGGACTTCATTCAGGATATGGACGAAGTGTATAGTCAAGGATTAAATGATCTAAGCTTATGATAGCTATTCCAGGAACAAGTCCTTATGAGGACAGCTATGTAATAAAGTTCCCCGATGGAGATGTGTCTTTGGAAAGGAATATACCCGCAATACCTTCGGATCACTTAATTCATTCAGTGCTCGAGGGGGAGACCATCCAAAGCATTGCTTTCAGGTACTATGGTGATTCTGGAATGTGGGGAGTAATTGCCGATGCTAATGATATCCTTAACCCCTTCGAGGATGTTCACGCGGATATGGAGTTAATTATACCGAACTATGGAGGACAGTAAACCTATTCTCTTAAATGGTAATGGTACTCCATACCTTGCCATATTTGATGGGACAGGCTCTCCTATTATGGACGAGTTCAATGATATCCCCATTGGTATGGAAGTTGAGAACTTCAATTACAAGTACACTGAAGGTAAAGGAGACAAAGGTAGGTTCACTATAGTAACTGACTTTGTGGGAATAGTTGACCATCCTTCTCTGCAGTTCAAAATGCCTTTGAAAATACAGTGGGGATGGATATTCAGTGATCGATCTTTCAAGTCTGGTCCTGTGAGACTAGTCAATGTGAAGAGTCATCAGATAGAGTTTACACCCGAGGGGGTAAGGTTTACCATAGAATTTGCAGATGCAAAGATGTTCCTTGAAGCTGAACCCTCTACTTTTGTGGGTAATAAGACTGAGTATCTGGATGTATTCAAGGAATTAGCCCTGGGTAAAATGCCTTTAGTTATAATGGATTACTCTGAGAAAGCGGGCACAGCTCTAACAATAACCGATAATCAACCGTGTGATGGCAAAACAGAGCAACGAGAAAAGTAAGCCTTGCTTACCTTGCTATACAGGGATACAGAATTCAGAGGAATTGGATGACGGGTTAGTGGGAGTAAAGTTACTTGAACTCTCCCCCGAGAATCTCTCTAAACCCTCTCAAGATCCCGATAGGTATAAGTTAAAGCTGCTACCAACTACCTTTGCTGAAGGTACTGTGATAGTGGGTTCAGCTACATTTCTGAACAAGTATTCTCAATTGGTGGGCATAGCTAAGTCTTTGTCAGGAGGCCCTAATTTTGTGGATACTCGTGACAATAAGATTGAGATACATAACGGTAAGCAATCGGGTAAAACCGTATTTGCTTATACCTTTGCTGGCAAAACTGGAGAACTTTTAGAGTTCAGGGTACAAACTAAATACGTACAGAGTATAGAAGCGGGTAAAGCTTCTAGTGTAGATCCTGACACTAAAGCGGTAGAAACCGAAGTAGTTCAGTGTATACCCACTAATGATGATCCATGTAAGCCTGATGCTTACATCAAAGAAAATAAATCGGGAATATTGAGGCAACCTCAGGATATTACCCGGATGGCAAAATTTGAAAGGGCAGTATCTCCCAATACTTCTATCTGCCGTCAGGTAAACCGTCCTTCTAAGACTCCTCCGGTATATAACTCTATAACGGATGCTAAACAAAAGTTAGCTTCAAATCCTTCTTTAACTACCGAAGAAGTTAGAGCCTATAATTCTCAGATAGAAGCCGAGTGGAAGAACTATCAGGATGCTCTTAAAAAATTCGAGAATGCTCTAAGGAGTTATGCTCAAAAGGTGAGCTCGGGTGAAGAAGTAAAGCCTGAGGAAAAGCCCAAATTACCTCAGCCTCCTGATGAGGTATCTAACTTTGTGATCCGAAGGAAAGTACGGGTATTATTAGACCCGGTTGACTATTCGACCCGAGGTACCAAAGCTTATGCCCAGGGCCAGAATAACAATTTCTATGATACCATAAATTGGAAGTCTGGGTACAGGGCATTACAGAAAATGTCCGATAAAACCATAATAATCCCACCTGGGGGTTATCAAGCTGGGCAGAAAGTACTTGTAGAAATGGAACTTGAGATACAAGTACCCGGTGTACGGGTAGTATCCGACCCCTTATTCCTGACTATGGGTAGCTTTATGTCTAATGATATTATCGAATCTGTAAATAGCCAAATTAAGGCTAAGGCTAAATTCGTGGGTAACCCTGATATGCAGTCTTCGCAGATTATCGAGATAAAGAATGTCGGTCAGAAATACTCGGGTGATTGGTATGCTAAGGAAGTTGAACATAGCTTTGATACTAGCGGATATTTCACTGAGGTCACTTTTGAGAAGAAGTCACGTAATTCAATACTGAACCGTATATCCACTTCAGTAAACACCCAAGAGGTATTCCAAAAAGCCCATGATATAGCTAAAGAATCCTATACTACGGGTGCTTGGAAAATACCAAGTATGATCAAATCTGAGGTCTCAAGGTATCGAGCTTCGACTTGGAAAGAGGGAGAAAAGGAGAATCCTCAAAGATCTGGTCGTCAAATTGTTGTACACCAGAATAATCGGGATAATCCCGCTGATTATGAAGTGGTAGTAGACTCAAGGGTGGATTTTCAAGTGGGTAGGAATATAAGTCCGAAAGAATCATGAACCTATATGAATTGATTCAACAGAGAGGTATAGAGTCAATCGGTAGATTTTACTCTACTTATCGAGGTATAGTGATAACTTCCGACGACCCTGACTCTCAGAATAAGGTATGTGTATATCTCCCGAGTGTCTTAAGGGGTGTAGAAGTATGGGCCTATCCCAAACATCAACAAGGAGGTCCCGGTTCTGGATTCAAATGGTTATCTCCTCGTGAGGGTTCTATAGTATATATAGAATTTGAAAACGGGGACCCGAGACACCCCCTCTGGTCTTATCATGGCTGGGCAATCGGAGAGATGCCTCCCGAATTGGATAAGCCTCACGTACTTGGGTTTATTACACCCAAGGGCAATAAGATTATACTGGATGAAAGTGAATCGGGAGTATTAACTGCAATAATCCAACAAAATATAATTGTTAAGTCTCTAGACGGCAACATAAACGTCGATGCGAATAACATTATAATGCAAGGGGGGAAAGTTGGTATTCCTGAATCTAATTCCGTAGTGGGAAGGTTGAATAAAATCGAACAGGATATCAATAACCTTAAACAGATATTCTCATCTTGGGCTCCCACTCCTCAGGACGGAGGTGCTGCTTTAAAGGCCTCTGCTTCATCCTGGTTTGGAAGTCAATTAACTGAAACCCAGGTGGAGGATATTGAGAGTGAAACAATTAAACAACCTAACTAATGGCAAACTATAATCAACTCAACACAATTGGTAGTGGGCCTTATTTCCCCATAAGGTTGGAATATAAACGGGATAAAGATGGTAATATCATCTCCGACTCCATTGTAGTGGATCCCGGTACTCCAGATATACCGGGTAAACCCGAGCGAGAAGAAACTATTACGGGGTTGGTATCTGGGGTAGCTAAGTTATTTTATGAAAGGTTTGGTGAAACTACCATAAATTCATCTCTCAGTTTAACCGATTCAAATGGGCTAGTATATGTCTTAGAAGCAAGCGGTAGATCAAAAGCTCACATAGCTTTAGATGAAGGTAATCCGGTTATAGTCCTTGAAGTATACCAATTAGAAGAAGAAAACTCTTCAGCTACTTTATCTGTAAGTAACTTTATATCAGTTCCTGAAATAACTTCTTCAGAGGGTGATATTAGGCTTGATTTATATGTGAACGCTAGGGGGGATTTGGGAGAAAGCTACGGTAATCAACGGTTGAATTTTGGATTTGGCCCCGATTACAGTTATGATGATCTAGATCTAAGCTATAGAAAATGTCATTATAAATCCTCATTTAATCTTCATGAAGATCCGGGTAGTGAAAACTATGAGCTATATTTAACGGGTAGTTCAGATATAATCTTAGGTGAGCCTCAAAAAATATTCATCAGGGATTTATATACCGAATATACAGTCACTTACCCTGCAGAACCGGCTATACCCGGTAAGCCTCCTGTAATTGAATATAAGGCTTTAGTTGGCTGGTATCCTTTGTATGGTGATATCAGGTTAATAAAGCAGAATATCACCGCTATACTAACTTATCAAATAGGTCAAAGGTTTAGGCAAGAAGACTTTGGTTCTCGAACTTGGGAATGTTTAGAAGAGCCAAATGTGAGTGCTTTAAATCTCATGATTAAGAATTTTGTAAAAGATGGTATAGCAGCTTGGGAACCTCGGATCAAGGCCTTAAAAGTATTGGCTTTGAAACCCACTAAAGAGTCTATAAGACTCCTTATATATTTTCGGGTACAGAATTCCCAAAGAGTAGAGGAATTAAATTTCCAATATAACTTAAACAACTCAACAACAAATGTCTACTAGCAATCCTTGGCTTACTCCCTTTCAGAGGTCATACAATGACATAAAAGCCAAACTTATTCAATCTCTGAATGAAAGGGTTCCAGAGATAACGGATATGAGTGAAGGTAATATATTTATCCTTACACTCTCAATCTTTGCAGGTATTGCTGAAGTGATACATTACTATATAGATGGTATGGCAAGAGAGGCTTTCCTCCCAACCTGTAGAAGGTATTCATCCCTCTACAAACATGCCAAGTTAGTTGATTATCATATAAAGTCAGCTATCCCATCTTCAGTAGACTTAACCGTATACATGCAAGATGGAAGTCCTTTCCCTGTAGATATACAAGTACCCCAGAATACTGTATTCAACTCAAAAGATGGTAAGCAGTGGATAACTACTCGCAATATAACCATTGAAAAGGGTACATATACTTATAAAGTCCCAGTAGTTCAAAAAGAGGCTGTAGAGGAAGTAGAACTGGGTACATACACCTCTCACAATACTATCATAACTCTAGGAGATTTACCTTCTGACAAGAAGTACGTAGAAGGTTCTATGGTACTTACCGTAGGTGGAGAAGCTTGGACTTTAGTGGATACTTTTGCTTACTCAAGTCCCGGAGATAAGGTATACAAAATAGAATTGGATACTACTCTTACTCCCTATTTGGTATTTGGTGATGGGCAGTTCGGTAAGAAACCCAGTATAGGCTCACTGATCAAGGGTCAGTATTATTTAACTTATGGATCAAGCGGGAATATACCCTCCAACCAGTTTGAGCAAGTACCCGAGGTGATGACTAATGTAACTTCAGGCCTTACTCTTACTAATACCATAGCTGCTACTGGAGGATCTGACTATGAGGATTTTGATACTCTCAAGGGACATATCCCTCTCAGTATTAAGACTCTCGGAGTGGCTATCACCAAGGAAGATTACGAAGCTATAGCCATGTTGATAAACGGAGTGGATAAGGCCTATTGCAATTACATCTGTGGAAAATACGTGGAGATATATATCACTCCCGATGGAGGTTCAGAGGCCAGTACCGAGCTTATCAATAATGTGAAGCAGAGGATGGAATCCTCTAAGGTGCTGACTACTAGAGTTAGTGTATATTCTACTCATGCTGCTAAGGTTTATTTATCCGCTGAGATCACAGGTAAGAAGTCTTTTAAATCCATAGATATAAGCAACCAAGTGAAGAAAGCATTGTTAGATGCTTATAACTATCAGAACTCCGATATCAATAAGCCGGTAAGACAGTCGGATTTGTACGCTCTTATGGATAATCAACCCATGGTTGACTTCCTTACTATAACCGAACTGTATTTATTGCCCTATCCCATAGCCATAAACACCAACTCTCAAAATCAAGAAGAGATAGTATCAGTACCCGCACTGAATATTACCTATTTCAAGATGATATCCTTTACAACTTCCACTCCAGAATCCGATTTTGAGAATTGTTACATACAAACTGTGGTAGAGGGCGGTGAATCATTTTACAAGGTATATGCTAATAAGGAATTATCGGGCAATGCTCTATATTCGGGTCAGTATGGTAAGCCTCTCGAAGTAACTCTAACCAAATCTAAGTTTAGTCTTACAGTTAACTTACCAGTTGAAAATGCTAACTATGAAAACGGAACAGTATATCAATTAACTACCCAACCTATGGGGAGCAATGGTAGATTGGTAGATCTGATCCCGCATAACTACAATATCCCTATCATCAGTTCGGATAATATAACACTCAAAGTAAATGAAGTGGTTTAATCCAGCGAAGACATTCTTCAGGGATTTCATCTTCAGTAACCTTTTCGACCATTACTATAAAGCCAATGATACTTACCAAGATTCAGAGGGTAAAGGTATATTCGAAAGGTTCATAGATGTATGTTCAGGTTATTTCGATACTGAGGTAATGCCCGATATAGATAATTTCATGGATTGTCTGGATGTGGATAAAGCCAATCCAATATTCCTGAATTATCTATGGGAATACTTTGGGTTCATACCTTATGCCTATGGCGTATTAACTAAGGGAGAGCCCTATACAGAGGAGAATCTAGAGAATTGGGTAAAAGAAGACAGGGGTTTTCCTACTGCTGATTTCCGATTAGTTCTAAGATACGCCATATCTTTGTATAAGATACGAGGCACAAAACGGTTTTATGAAATTCTGGGCCGTTTCTATGGAGTAACCTTTACTCTCACCGAAGTGGATGAGGGAACCAAACAAGCTGTTGCCCAGGCAATAGGGGATGGTTCTGTAAACTATGACACTATCTCTCACTTTGATACTCCTTCAGCTACCTACGATACTGAGACAGACTGTTGGGAATGCGTCCCAATGATTCTCACTATTGGTATACCAAAAGGTCAATGGGACTTTATGTTAAAGAGGGACAAAGAGATTCAGGAACAACTCCTGGAAGAGTGGAAGCTAATGAACCCAGATGCAACTGAGGAAGAGATTCAGGCCGCAAGGGAACAAATAGAATCCGAACATCTCTCTGATTACAGTGATAAGGTACGGGAGACTTTAGTAAACATTGTCAACAAATATCTCCCCGTAAATGTAAAGTATTTCGAACCAAAAGACAGTTCAGTAGTATTCGAACAAACCTCAGTAGTAATCTATATTGTATATGCTTAGTATGCCTCTAATCTCATTCTTATTCGCAACTGCTCAAGAAGACCCTAAGTTGGACAATGCAGTTCAGTCGCTAACTAAATCTTCAATTGAGTTAGCTGAAGCAGCCTCCAATTATGGGGCTTTGAAAGTAATCTTCGGTATCTTCATGGTATTGGTTCTGGTAATGGTAGTGATGTTTATATACACTATCTGGAACTTAAACAAGAAGGTATCGGTAGTTTCTGAATCTTCACAACAGGTAAAGGAATTCTTCGATGGAGCAGCTGATTCTACAGTTGGCATAACCGAGGCTCAAATATTGATTCGTAGGGAGTTCAACTGTTTGGGCCATATATTAAAGTATGCCATACTACGAATAAGATTTGAGAACCATATAGACAACAAGGAGTCTACAGTAAAGAAAGTGGAAAGCTTAGTAAACAATGAATATTCCGAACTATGTGGACTATTTTCCAACTTCACTTGTAATGGTAAATCTCTCTCAAATATCTTTGAGCCTCAGGATAACGAGGCAATAAAAGATTTGGTAATAGAACAGATATACATACCTAAGGACCAGTTTTCCATTTCAAACATGGACCAATCTGTAAGTATGTATCTCAACGGATTAAAACTAATGTACCTTAAAAAATTATAACTATGGCACGAAGATTATTGCCTATCATCGACTTTGCTCATGGGTCTGATGTAGCAGGAAAACAATCTCCTGATGGTAGACATAAGGAATACCTATGGAGTCGTAAAGTGGGAAAAGCTTTGGCAGAGCGTCTCAAACAAGAAGGATTCGAGGTAGCTTTCACCAATACCGGGGACACCGAAATCGGGCTATCTAGAAGAAAAGAAATTGCAAATAAATTAGATACTCCCCGAGGGGGTGCAAAGTTTCTGCTTTCACTCCATAACAATGCTGCAGGCATGGGGAATGAATGGTGCACTGCCCGAGGTTTTGAAATTTATACCACTAAGGGACAAACTCGTTCAGATTTATTTGCTACTGTAATATTTGAACAACTCCAAGAAGATTTTCCCATTACGGACGGCTATAAACACCGAACAGATCCTTCGGATGGAGATCCTGACAAGGAATCCAATTTTACGGTGTTGATGGGCAACAATTACTGGGGAGTACTTCTTGAATGGCTTTTCCAGGATAATCCCGACGATGTCAAGTTACTCGAAGATGATTCCGTGAATAAGAAACTGGTAGAATCGTTAACTAAAGCTCTTATCTTTATAGATGAGAATCTTGATAAATTAAAGCTGTAGATTATGCCGACTAACAATGCAACTGAGGTTGTAAAGGGTGTAGTACAACCAAGGTTTTATCAAGTATATGGTGATCTGATTGAATCCAAGGAAGTGATGGAACCCCTGGCTATAGTCGGAGGTACTGGCCCTGTTTGTGGATTCGATTGGGTAGACACTTCTAAGTCAGATGTGACTATAACCAGTATATTCAATACAACTTCTCTGGAAAATGTTCTTGGCAGGGAAATACTCAGAGGTAAGTCTCGGAGAGTATTCTTATCTAATAAGGGTAATACGGCTGGTCAAGTCTTCAATGCTTACATTACCCCGGATGGCTTATGTCACATTGCCCCTGATACTCTGACTTTCAACGGAGTTCAACCAGATGGAGGTTGGCCAAGTCTCACTAATCCCCAAAAGGTAGTGGCTTTTGTAGTGAAAGCTTCTCACTCTTATAAGGCTGATAGTAGTGATCCAGCACCAAGTATATCTAACTTCACTTGTAATTGGCTGGTATTACCAGGAGAGTTGAAGTTTGAGAACATCCTTCGTTGGGATTATAATGAAGTGATGAACATTCTGGTACAGAGCTCGGTGCCTTGGAATCAGAATACCGATACTATCATAGGGTTATACTTTGTGGGATGGGATCCATATTGGGATACTGATCCAGAATCTTCTCGGTATAAATCCATAATGGCCCAATTTAACTTCACTCTTTGCTTAGTTCCTATCCAAGGGAAATTCCCCGTTGAGCCTTGGGGAATGAGCCCATTAGAAGCTTTGGATTTAGATAGGCGAGTATCTGCTCTAGAAGAAACTTCAATTCCGGGCCAAGTAGATAACCTCACAGCAAAAGTAGATAACTTGGTGAGTTCATTGGGTTCTGGGGTGGATGTAAGCTTAACCAAAGGTGAATCAGGGGATGATGATCAGTTCATATTTACTCGCTTGAATATTAAAGGCTCTACATTTGTATCTGGTAGGAATGTAACTAAAACCATAAACAGTTCCTGGTATGAGAATGCGGATGCCTTGGGCATATTTATAGCTCCCAATATTAGTCTAGTTAACCCCACTACAGTAGTCTCAGGTAACTGGGATATAGGTTCTGTAGTATTTGAACCTGGATTGGATGGGAGTCTAGTAGTTGGAGATGCTATACCTCCGTCTGGTAAAAGCGATTGGCAATTAGTAGCCATAATCAATCCTCAATTGATAGGGGGTGATTCTAGTCTGGCCATATCCAATGGCTTCATATCTCAGAATGGGCCCGATCCCTCTTTAAGCTGGGTAATTGGTATGTACCTTAAGAGGCTGTATTTAAATAAGCAAAAACTTGAAATTGTCGATAGTGGACAGATATCCATTATAGGTAATATACAAAGCTATGCTTATTTCAAAGCCATAATGGGAGTTAATACCATTACGCTAAGAGTATTTGTACATGCGTATAATGGTGGAAGTATAGGCGAATGCTCCGTAGATTATAACTTAGCCAATCTATTTGGTAAAAACTCTAAGATGTCGGGTATTATTGATGATCTCATTAATCTCCGAGATACATCCATAGATACTACCAAAATTTATTTGGCTATGCCCACTAACTTTGAAGCAACCGATATTGATGCCACATTATCTAGTGAAAAGAACTTCCAAATTCAGAATTACAATGCTCACCTGGATATCACTACTAATAGTGTACACATGGTAGTTAAATATCGAGCAAATAGTGTGGCTTCATCTCCGGGAGATTGGATTAATATATGCCATTCTATAACATTACCTATAACCGATAGAACTCTAGACCTATACTCAGATATCATTAGGAATACTTCAGATTGAACTGACCATAGTTGAGTTGGTTAAGTGGGGCCGGGGTAAGGTTAATAATAACCTTGCTCTGGCCTTTTTCATTGTTTAAGGTCTACTGCAGCTTGTTCTAAAACCCTCTGAATGGTTTTCCTCATCCGGGAAAACATATTAACTGCAAACTTATCCCGAGGTAACTCAAAGTAATCTATAAGATGCAATATAGAAAGCTTGCCATGAGAATCTTTGATACGGGATTCAAACCATTTGGGAGGCTCAAGTTGTATCTGCATAACCAGATACTCATCGGGTGTAAGGTGTTCCTTCATGTACTGATGGAATCTTTGAGACTGTTCCTCCTTTATTCTGGTCTCATCAGAATCATCAAGTAATTCCTTATTATTGTCAAATAACACTTCGAAAGAAGTTAACTCTTGGTTAAACTCTGCTTGCTTGGTATAAGCATTCCTCAGTAACTTACTTTTATAAGTTTGCAGGGAAGATAAGAGAGTTGCTTTCAATCTCTCCTCATCGTATTCATCTTGATATTTATTGAAGACGTACAAGAACTTATCCCAGAAGAAAGAGTTAATTATATCTGGTGTGAGATTAAATCTTCTGGAATCAACCCCTCTCGTCAGCCTACGGATTAAAGGTTTGCAGGTTTTATATAACCTATTAAACAAATCCTCATCATAGGGTTTTAATTCTGTCAAACGATGTAGTTCACTTCCGTTGTTGCCTTTCATAGTAGTAAAGATTTTAACACAATGCAAATATAAATAATAAAGTAATAACTTGTATGAATTTTATCAAAATTATTTCACCGTCTGTGTTCAAGTATGTTCAAAGATGAGCTTAGAGAACTATATTATCTAGCAGATACTATTGATTGTACACTCATGAATATTATATAATATATGAAACAAAATAGGGTAAAGAAGAGGTTAAATTCTTGTGACAAGTTTACGTTCTCTATAGAGTTTCAATTGGAAGTACTTAGGTTCTTGGTACAAGGGAAGGAAGCTCTTCTATATGTTCCAAAAATAAAACCTGGGTACTTTACTTTAATTGAACACTCCATAGTAGTAGAAGCCTTGGTAAAATTCGTAAAGAAATATCAACGAATACCAAGTGAGGTTTTAATGGTTGAGCAAGTTAAAACCTTGTTAGAAGGAAAGGATTATGTAGACTTGGTTACCAAGGATGATATCCCTAATATCCATAGTTTAATATCTGAACTTTATAATAAGCCTCTAAAGGATGTAGATATTGTTCTGGAGAACATACATAAGTTTATTGCCTACATTGAATTGAAAGCTTTGAACGAAGGTATGGACTTCTCTGATTACAATTCCTACGAAACATATCAAGCTAAACTAACCAAGATTCTACAAAATTCAAAACCCCAAAAGAAAGATGAACCTTTGCTCATGGTTAGTGGAACTGCAATGCGACAACTTATGAGAAAGGTTGACCCAGATGTAGTTCCTACTCCATTTTGGCAGTTAAATAGGTTGGGTAATGGAGATGGATATCCCAAGAATTCTCTTTTCGTTTTAATTGACCGTCCCAAACGAAGAAAGACTTTTGCACTTATCAATGTTGCTCGGGGATATCTGGCCATGAAAAAGAATGTCCTCTACATAGATACTGAAAATGGTAAAAACCAGTTAATGGACCGTATGATTCAGTCTACCCTAAATAAAACTAAGAGGGAGATGTTAACTGGTGATTACGATAAGATGGAACAAAGGCACATGCGTAAATATAAACGACTTGGGGTTGAGTTTATTGTAGAGCGTGTACCTGCAACCATTGCAGATTGCAATACCATTATGAACTTGGTCAGGAAATTGGAAACCGAGAAAGGTATCAAAGTCCATGTCATAATGATTGACTACGCTGCAAAATTAGCTTCTATTGCTCGAGATAGGGATGATGTAGAACGAATCAACAATGTATATATAGATATAGATAATATGGGTGATGAGTTGGGGCTTGATGCTGTATGGACTGCCCAACATGTTACCAGAGAAGGAGCTAAGCATCAAGAAACTCGATACGAGGATAATGATATTGCTTCTGCTATATCTATCATAAGAAATGCAAAATGCGTCATGGGATTAAATTCTACTCAAGACGAAGAGGAACACAATATCATGAGAATGGAAGTTGTAGTTCAACGTGATGGAGTTCCAAATGGTCGGGTAATGTTTAATATGGACCCAGAAAGACAACGTATGAAAGAGTTCTCAAAAGAAGCTAGAGCTAAGTACGATGAATCTATGGGTAAACAGGTAGATGATTTGCTTAAGAAAAAGAAGAGAGTAAGTAATCCCAATGCAGACCCCGAAAAGAGGAGTAAGACTTCAGGAGATATATAAAAGTTAAACCTTAAATAATTAAAATTGTATGGCACGAATTATCGATTCTATGGATTTGGCTAAGTTTGGAGAAGGCGTTACATCTTGTAACAAGTGTAAAAAGGTAATAGCCTTCAATAAGAAGGAAATATTTTTAGACTTAAGCTATGGTCCAGGACATGATGGAGAAGAAAGTGTTAGATGTCCTCAATGCAATTCGGTATTACATGTAGGAGAGTTTCACGCCACTGAACACATGTAATCATGAACATCCGATTACTAAAAATGTTTCGGAGGAGAGCTTCCAAAGAAATATGTTTAAGAAGACAAGGCGGTAACCGATACGAGATAGTATGCCCAGTAAATGAAACTGATGCTCTCGGATATTTCACTAAACAATGGGTACATATAAATGAACCTAAAGCTTCTATAACTTTTAAGATGTGTGTTCCTAATGGCAGCACATTTGTAAGGAAAGTAGGCTACAATCAGAGTTATGATGAATGCTGTATTCCATTTCCTACTAATTTACTACGGTTAGATGAAGCTCAAAAAGAATTAGTAAAGATTCGGAGAGGTTATATAATGTATCACTTAATACCGGAGTTCTGTAAGAGATTGCCTATTAAGTAATAACTACCCGGCTATGTTATTCATGGTCGGGTACTTTCGTTTACAATATGAGACTTAACAGTAATATAAAAGGTAAGATGCACCAATACTTCATCCGGAAGATAGGGGCATTTGATTATCGTAAGGGGTGGATGAAATCTGACTGCCCATACTGCGGTAGAGAGAAGAAGTTTGGTATCAACCTTTCAAACAATAGGTGCAATTGTTTCAAGTGTGGTAAGCATCCATCTCCCATAAGTCTGGTAATGTATCTAGAGAGTACAGATAGTTTTCAGGAGGTATTATCTATACTCGAGTCTGATGATTATACTGGATATGTATTCAAAGAAGAGAAGGTTGAGTTAAAGGGTAAGAAAGAGTTCTTCCTTCCCGAGGGATTCAAGAATATATCCATGGGTACTTCTCTATTGGCAAAGTCTGCCAGGAATTATCTTAAGAAACGAGGATTTAAGATAGAGGAGTTAGCTCGTAAAGGATGGGGATATTGTAACACCGGTAAGTATCTTGGATATATCATTATCCCTTTTACAGAGCATGGGCAATTAACTTATTTCAATGCTCGATTATATATGGGCGCTGGTCCCAAATATAACAACCCAGAAGTAGATATAACAGGTTTGGGAAAGAGTTTTATTATATATAATGCAGATGCTCTAGAAATATACCGAACCGTTTATATTTGTGAGGGTGCAATCAACGCTGAAACCTTGGGGGAGAATGGGATTGCAACCGGAGGTAAGGCAGTCAGTAGATACCAAGTAAACAAGTTCATCAAGAGTCCAGTAGAGAAGTTCATCATACTGATTGACCCTGATGCTAAAGATAAGGCATTAGACTTGGCTTTCAAATTGGTGCCGTTCAAAAAGGTAAAGGTGGTATTCTTACCAGATAATGAGGATGTAAATTCATTAGGTAAGCACAGGACTTTAGAATATGTACGAGAGACTACATATCAGACTTATCAAGAACTTTTATCTATAAAATCACAGTTAAAATTATAAAAGTATGTGGATATTATTAAACAATAAGCCCGTAAATGTATTAGATATAAATATGGTATCTGATATAACCACTGTTAGTAGAAATGATTGGTTAGAAAGAATAAGTTCAGATTGTAACTATGGTATGGATAAATCTTCTATATTATTAACCCAGAGGGCTTTCAATGAGTCACCTATTAAACAGAATTTTCCTCGGGTTAACTATGGAGATTACGGTAGTTTGGTATGTTTAATACGGGATAACTGGGAAGTGATAAAAACCATATTCCCTGAGTCAATTTCATGGTTCTATATAGAAATTAAGGGTACTCGTATTACTTCAGATATATATGGGAATCCCGAAATAGCCATTAACACTCGTAATGAATTACTGAGCACCATTAACACGGTCATATCAGAACTCCCTAAAATACGTATATAATGGTAAAACGAGAACCTTCCATACATATATCAAGGTCTAAATTATACCAACTAATTGTTAAGTATATAGGGGAAGATCTTGGTGGTAATAATCCCAAATCTCATGAATACGGTGGTCTAGATCTACTCAAGAGAGTAGATTATATTATGATTGAGGCAAGGCAATCATCTTTGGACCATCGCTCGATAGTAGGAGAGAATAAAAAGGTACAAACTCAGGCTGTTCGTAGAGCTTCAGGAAGTATAGGGGATGCAAACTTATTAGCAGATATCATCTATTCTACTAGAATCCAACTCAAACACATAGGAGTAACCAAAATAAAGCAAACGGACTTACAATGGGCATCGGTAAAAGAATTGGTACCGGTTGTAAATGAGTTTTGTCAAAAGTTTGGATTTGAACCTCGTCAGGGATATATAGAATTTGTAACCACTGGCCTTAAACTAATGTCCCAAGCAAAGAGGGTAAACTATAACTTCTGTGCAAATTGGTTACATCAGAGGGTTAACTGGATTATGGATGTATATGAGGCTGATAAGGAAGTTAGAGAGGATAAATACCCAGAATATACTCGAGAGGTGTATGAACATTATACTAAAGAGATTCTCGATAGAATAGGTATAAATAATACTTATGATAAGAATCCCCAAGAGTATGTATGGTTCGTAAGGGCAAGGAAATTAGCCGATGAGATTGGGGTTGATTATGAGACCTTTGTACTCGGTCAGTTCTATGCACTGGAATTTTGTAACGGTATACCAAAGATAGAAGATTTATCCAATGATAAGGCTCGTCAAAGGGTTATCAACTACATGGCAAAGTTTAATATAGTGTCTCGACCTAAAACAGAACATGTGGATTGGGACGCCTTCAAAAAATAGATAAAAAATAGATAAGTATATGAAAATAGATTGGGATGATATTATAGCAACGTCTATTCAGGTAGTGTGTATAATAATACTACTCATGTTTTTCATGTGTGGTATTTTCGGTATAATATGTATGGCTACAAAATTATGATAACTATAACCATAAAGAACTGCAATGTTTGTGAATTATCTGGCCCTGCTAAGTTCACAAACAAGTTGTATGAAATGTTCCGGATTAAGCATCCGGATGCTTGGCATATAATGATGTATAGCAGGGCAAAGAACTGGGATGGTTATGTAAAATATATCTCAGATTATGGGCAATTCAAAATAGGCATTTTGAATAAGGTTTATAATGAATGCCGTAAAATGGGACAAAAGGTTAAAATTATAGATAATAGACCCCCGCTGGGAGTTAAACCAGTAATTCCAACAGTTATGGGGGATAAAGAACTACGGGAAGTACAAAGAGAAGCTCTAGAAAAGATACTGTATAATAAGGTTGGAGATACACCTTTCCTTATTTGTGCATCTGATTTGGCAGTTAACTTTGGAAAGACTTTAGTGTTCTGTGGATTACACCAGGCTTTCAAAAGAAAATTGAAGACTGTCTTGTTGTTAAATAGTGCAGACCTATTCAAACAGTTCAAGAAAGAGATTCCAGAGTTACTACCAGGAGAAAAAGTAGCATTTATCCAGGGTAGTAAATGTAGTGAGTGGGGTAACTTTAACGTTTGTATGGTTCAATCTCTGGCAGGTAATATAAGCCGATATCAAAAGTTCCTATCCGAAATAGATATGGTACTTATAGATGAGGCTGACGTGATTGATAACAAAACCTATAAGACGGTAATACAACACCTATACAATTCAAGAGTACGAGTAGGATTGAGTGGTACTCTTTACATGAGTGACCTTAAGAAGAAGTTGGTACACAACATGAATATCATGTCATTTATAGGTGATAAGGTAAACCAAGTAAAGTTAGTAGAGATGATTGATAGAGGATACTCTACTCCTATTATCTGTAAACTGGTATATGCCCATTACAAGTATACCAAGGATGAGGATTATCCCACCGAATATCATGAGGTAATATCTAACAATGTCAAAGCATGGAGACTCTCTTTGTCTCGGACTAAGTATAACATCCGTCGAAAGAGATTACCGGCACTCATTGTATGTAAGTTCATAGGACATTGTGAAAACCTTTATCGGTACTACGTTAAACATCTCGGGAATCAATACAACATACAATATGTACATCACAAGACAAAAGGGCGAGATGAAATTCTACAAGCTTTCAGAGAGGGGAAAATAGATATACTAATCGCTACTACGATTATTTCTAGAGGTCAAAACTTCCCAGAATTAAAGTATCTGCAGAATACTGCATCAATGGATTCTAATGAGAAGTCTTTGCAAATCCTGGGACGTCTTGCAAGAACTCACATGAATAAGAGGAAAGCATACCTGGACGACCTTCAATTCCCCGGTAATTACCTTAAGAGACACGGCAACCATCGTAAAAATTACTACTTGAAGGAAAAACTGAAGGTGATTAAGATTGAATGATAGTTTGGCGTATATACACGTATGCAGTCTGCGTATATACACATACGTACGCAGATCTTTAAGCTTAAGCTTTAAGCTAATACTTAAGCTAAGTACTTCAGCAAGCTGAAGGTTATTTCGATTTTCTAAAGAAAATCTCATAACTAATGCGCACGTGCATAAAGGGTGTACCTGAAAGTTAGTGCATATACTATTCTACATCAATGATACTGAAATACCTATTAACTATCACTTGATATCAAACTCTCAAATATATGGCGAAGAAAAAGAAAGACAAGTTAAGGGAAGTAATGAAGGAGTTAGAGACCGGGGATATATTTGAACCCATGGATATCACTAAACTCGGTTCAGGTAATGACCCTTGTTTCGGTAAGAATTATGACCTATCAACCAAGGAATGTAAGATGTGCGGAGATTCTGAACTCTGTTGCATTAAGTTCACAGCTCTCATGGGTAAGACTCGTAAAGAGTTAGAAGCAGAAACCAAATTCAAGGATTTGGAACCTTTGGTAGATATCGAAGGTTGTAAAAAATACTACCGTAAACTGGTAAGGGAGAAACTCAGTAAGAAGGAAATACTCGATAAGCTTCAGAGTAAGTTCGAATTATCCAGGAAGGAAGCAAGAGACATTTATCGTAAATTCAACAGTAAATAACATGGTACAATTAGAGTTCACAAAGATTCGAGAGGTTAAGTCCCCAAACAGAGCAAATGATGGGGATGCAGGTTTGGATTTCTATATTCCAAAATTAACTGCCGATGACCTATTAAAGGTAGGTGAGAAACACGAGAAAGATTTTACCGGTATCAATAGAAAGATGTTAGGTATTGGTAATATAGATTTCAAAGGCATAGATAACCCTGGATTATGTGTAGTAATAAATCCAGGTGGACGAATACTTATACCCTCTGGAATCAAAGTACTCATCAATCCAAAAGAATCCATGCTTATGGCAGCAAACAAATCTGGTGTTGCTACTAAGGATGGGTTAACCTATACAGCTGAGATAGTGGATAGTCCATACACAGGAGAACTGCACATCGGGATTCAAAACGCCTCTACTGAGCCAGTATATGTCCCTCTAAGGGAGGATAAGAAGATAATGCAATTTGTACATGTTCCCATCATACTCTCAACACCTACAGAGATTACCAATGAGGAGTATGAGGAGAAGGCAAAGAACTGGGGAACAAGAGGAGATAAGGGATTCGGTGCACACGATAATAAGTAAAACTATGGATTCACGTGATATAAAAGAAGAACCGGGAATAATTCCCGAACATAAGTATCTTGAAGAGATATACAAAATGCAAAAGAACCTCTTGTCTGGGTATATAGGCATAGAGGGGCTACCGCAATATCCGGTAGACATCAATACAAAAGCTTCTCAAACACTACTGAAGGACTTTACTGCCAGGGTTATTGAGGAGTTATCTGAGGGATATGAATCTTTTGAAAATGTTATGGCTTTATTTGAAGCCAGTCATGCCAAATTGGTACAAACCCAAGGAGATTGCATAGAGTATACCGAGATACTCAATAATCTGCAGAATGCTAACGAAGAGAACGCAGATGCAATCCACTTCTTTATAGAACTGCTTATATATGCTAATATCCAACCTAAGGATATAATGACATATATGGAGAAGTGGGTAAAGGACAACAATTGTACTCCACCAGTGGTATACTCTCTAAACAAGAACCGAGACGATATTTTGCGTACAGCAATGAATCTCGGGGTAATGTGGATAATGGATGAAGGTGATATAAGTGTTATATTCCACAACAATGCCACAGACCTTACTAAGTGGTATGAGAACATGGATTCAGAAACACATCTGGATTATAACACTAAGTTACTCGTGGGTGGTAGGTATTTTAATCATGTAGAGTACTCAGTAAATTTCCCATACCTATTATGGAAGATAACTCACCATCTGAATATTGCTCGTAACTTCCTGAAGAATAAACCTTGGAAGCAATCACAAGTAATGACTCAGGAGTTAAAGTATCAGTCAGAGTTAGTAAAGGCTTTCATTTACTTCTGCGGATATCTTGGATGGATAGGTATGGGTTCAAACGATGTATTCTACATATATTTCAAAAAGAACCATATCAATATGTTCCGTCAAAAATCGAAGTATTAGTATGAACATAGTTAAGGCAAAGAATCCGGTTAAGGCCTGGGAATATTTAGTAGAAGGATTCCTACTGAAAAAACCCGAATGGTTTGGAGAAGGAATTGGTTATAATATAACCAACTCTCTTTTCACGTACGATATGTGCATAGAGATAGAAGAAGCCAAGTTTAATCCTAAGTTTGACTTTGGTAAGTTGTTCTGTTATACCATGACTAAGTGGACTGGTTTAATAACCAACTACTTCGATTTGGATGTGCTTGATGAAGCTAAGATTATGATAAGAAAGTTGGAAGAAAATAAGGTAGTGAATAGAAACTACCATATAGGCTTTCACTTTGCAGATAATCATAATAGCGGAAAGGGATGTCTGGTGGGGGGAATATTCTCTCGTAAAATAGGTGTAGAAAAACCCGAGATAACTATCATTCTACGTTCATCAGATGTAGTAACCAGATTGCCTATGGATATGCTGTTATTCTGTAGACTCGGTGAATATGTATATGGGCATACTGATTTCAAACTGGTACTTATTTTGAAAGCAGCCTTTGCAGACGATACAGCCATACTTATGTACAACAATCATAAGGATATAAAGAAGGTAATGAAAGGCTGTGAAGATATAGAACGTAAGAGAAAAATACGCAAATCATTCAAGAGGTTAATGACCAGTGATGAGAAGGTATATAAGACTTATGGTCATAGTTTCAGAGCTTTCAAAGCTTTGAGGAAAGATATCTCTTATAAACGTAAGTCAATGACTGCGGGTGAATTAGAGATTGGTAACTGGGATGGGATTCCTCTCCCATACCCCTGTTCTTCAATACTCAAACGAAACGAGATAAAGAAGACCTACTTAAAGTTTACCAGTAAGTATGGGCTTAAATTAAAGCTGGAAAGTGAAGGTAATGAAGGCAAAAGAAAGAAGCTACTCTCATTTGGAGCATCAGAGGGAGAGCCAGAAGAAGTTGGATATCAAATACCAGGACAAGAAGATGAGTAAGCTCAAAATAAAGGGTAACTTGTTGCAGTTCAAAACCAGTATGAAAGCTTGGGAAGGACTCAACAGGTTATTCCTGTTCAATACCGCTGGTTTGGACATAGAAAGGATTGGTAAAGCTCAGTATATAAATGATTTAGTCATTAGTATTAAAGAGCCTCTGGTAGACCCTGATTTTGATTTCGGTAGGCACTTCAACTACACCATGTCAAAATGGAAGTCCTTAGTAGCTAACTACATTGATGAGAATAGTTTGATTGACTTGAGACAGGAGGTCAATACAGCTATGAACTCAAGGAAGATATTCAATATAGGTTATCAGTTTAATAATAAACATGCTTACGGGAAGAACTGCCTATTATCCATGACAGTGTCTAAAAAGGCTGGTATGGATAAACCCATGATAACAGTATTCATGAGGGCATCAGAAGTTACTAAAAGACTTATATGTGATTTACTCCTCATTCAACGCATGGGAGAGTATATATTTTGGAATGGTCAGAAGTTTCAAGTATCAATACATTTCAGTCAGATATTTAATGATGATACCGTATTACTAATGTACCATGCTCATGAAGATTTACTAAAGCTAAGTGATAAACTCGGTATATACGACGGGAATTGGTATGAGCGATTAAAGTACCTACTAAAAGTAGACCCTGACAAGATAAAATACAAGGTACATAAAAGAGCTTTGAAAGTACTAAGACCAGAATTATTCAAGTACCCAAAAACTCTGGCAAAATATTGTACACTCGGTAGTGAAGACTGGCTACCATTCTAAGATAGGGAAGTCTATTGAATTGCAAATACCAATGCAATGAAAATAGAAGTAAAGAAATCTCCTTATACCAGTAAACTCGGTGGAGATATAGATATAACTTTTTCCACGGATGACGGATGGTTATTTAATACAGTAGCCAACATCAGTGTAAAAGATTTAAGGCAGCTTAAAAGAAAGATAAGGAGGTATCTAAATGAAGTACGAGAGGAAAGGTAAACCATATTTTGGAGTGGAGATATCAGAGAGTAAATATCCCGATAGGAATGGCAGGGATATAGAGTTATCTATATGTATCAATACTCATCATTGGGTAGGTCTTCCCAACCTGAATATTCAGGACCTAAAAGAACTACGAAAATCTATAAGAAAATATATTAAAAATCACGAACAATGAGAATATATTCGAACCCTTACGAATTGATGTCTGAGACGGCAAGAAATTTGTATGAGATGGGTAATGAGGTAAAACCCAAGACCTATCAAAATAAAGTTATTGAAGGTGAAGATGATTTCATTACCAAAGAACTTATATGTGAGCAGTACTGTTTAACCCGTATGGAAGATCCGGCTCCTTTATTTGTATTCACTAAGTCTCAGGATTGGGCAGATGCAGAGTTCAAGGAAAGAATAGACTCAGAATCTACTAATCCGGGTGAAGCATGGAAATTACGTTCTGAAGTATGGGAGGAATTCCTGGTAGATAGTAAGTTTGACTACACTTATAGCGAAAGGATGGGTGAGGTAGTAAGCTACCAGGATGTTATAACAACCAAGCTATGGGCTGTTATCAATTTGCTCCAGGATGATAATGATACTCGTAAAGCTATATTAAATATTTATGGTGAGGACAATAAATTAGAAGATTCTGATGCAAATCACTTGGATGGTAGTATGAGAATACCCTGTTCTATGTACTACGACTTCCTGATCCGAGAAAATGCCCGAGGGGAGAAGCAATTGAATATTTGTTATCACCAAAGGTCATCAGATTTTGTAACCCACTTCGGAAATGATGTATATCTGGCATGGAGACTCATGGAATACGTAGCTAGAGAAGTGGGCATCAAACCTGGTTATCTCTATCATACTATTGATAGCTTGCATAGTTATAAAAAGGACTGGGTAAAACTCAAAACTTCTATCCAGACCGAATTAAGGTAACAAAGAAGGTAACGGTGGTTGAACTTAGTTTCTTTTCTGTCAAGCCGAGATTAGTAGTAAAGCCGTTACCTTCACCTGGACCCATAGCTCAGTTGGTAAGAGCAGCTGACTCATAATCAGAAGGTCGGGGGTTCAATCCCCTCTGGGTCCACTTATGAATCTTTACTTTGCGCTGTGGACAACGAGTCCTGATTCATTCCCAGGTACTGGACGGTAGTGATATAGACTGGTACCTAATTTACGGAAGTAGCACAGTCCGGTTAGTGTACTTGCTTTGGGAGCAAGGGGTCGCAGGTTCGAATCCTGTCTTCCGTACAGGGCTATAGCTGGGTCATAACAGGAGAAACGACCTCCAGCTAGCAATGGGCAATAAATCGGTACGAGATACCAAAATCCCATAATTAAAGTCGAAGGCTATAGCATTAGGAGGTGAGCGAAGAACAGTAACTCATCTCCCCTTTTTATAAAGGCTCGGATGGTGAAACAGGTAGACACGCCGGACTTAAAATCCTGTGACCAGCAATGGTCGTGCGGGTTCGATTCCCGCTCCGAGTACATGATTTTATAATTCTTATGAAAGGAGACATTATATATAACTTGATAAAACTTCTACAAAATAAAGAAGTTGGTCAGACATTTAGGTATACTTACTTACAAAGTACAGGAGCTAAGACAGCATATTTATATTGGTTATGCTGTCTTCTTTGTAGAGCAGGGTATATAAAAAGAGTAAAGAACGGTATCTTTCAAGTAGTAAAGAATACATCAGACTTAGGGTCATGTAAAAATCTATTCTATACTGCATATAATAAGAATAAACATGGAGTCAAGATATGACATAATCAAAAGTTTCTCACAAGTCAAGCGGCTTGTGAAAGCTTGTTTGAAAACCGGCATAGCTTCCGTCGACTTCGAGACAAATGCAGAAGGTATTTATAATAAAACCTTCAAACCCACAATTTTATCTGTAACCTTTCAAGTTGGTTCTGGTGTATCTATTCCATTATGTCACCACGAATATGAAAACCCTCATTGGAAACGTTGGTTAAAGTATTTTGGTAGAAAGGTGGTTGAGAATCCCAATGTAACTAAAGTGGGATGGAATCTGAAGTTTGACCTTCAGATATTCGAGTTATATGGGATATATGTTAGAGGTACTGTTCTGGATGGAATGCTTATGAAGTATCTTCTAAATGAAGAGAAACCCAATGACCTGAAATCAATGGTTAGAAGGTATCTACCAGAGCATGGCGATTACGAGAAGGCAGAGAAGTTTGACAAGATACCTTGGGATAAGAAACCCTTGGAACCATTATGCAAGTATGGTTGTCAGGATACCGATTATACTCTTAGGTTAGCTATGTTCTTTGAAAGTAAGCTAATAGAGATTGGCATGTACCCCTTGTTTAGGCATTTGATTATGCCAGCTTCTAGGGTATTGCAGCATGCTGAAAAAACCGGATTATACCTCGATAGGAAATTCAATCAGGAACTGCTTGAATCTTACAAGCCAAAGATTGAACAAGCAACTTCTAATTGCTTGAATCTTCCACGAGTGAAAAAATTCTCTAGATGGCTTGTTCAAGAAAGAATAAGCAAGTACCTTGCATCTATTGAAAGTGAACTTGAAGACCTGGATTATCATAACCCAAAGGACGCACGGAAAATAGCAAGCAGGGAGCAAAAAATATCCAATATCCGAGCAGGTGTATTCACCACTAAAAAAGAATTGGAATTAACCCGAGAAGTAAACTTGGGAAGTACAATTGATTTACCTCTACTGTTGTATTCCGAAAAGGGGTTCAAATTCCCTATCATAAAATATACCAAGGATAAGAAAACTAATCGTGATACTGATAAGCCGAGTACCGATGAAGATACATTGGTAGAACTTCGACTAACGGTTAAAAATCCCGAAAATCCCAAAGCAATTTTCCTGGATAATCTTCTCGAGTTGAGAGGGTTAAAGAAAATGTATACAACCTATATTGAGGGATGGCATGATAAAGTTCAGGATGATGATAGAATTCACGGGCAATTCAAAATTATTGGTACTACTTCTGGCCGATTAAGTAGTTCTGAACCTAACCTCCAACAAATACCCAAAACTTCGGTAGATGCTAATATCAAGAAACAGTTGGTAGCTCCCAAAGGGAAACTATACATGGCACTTGACTACTCTCAGGCAGAGTTAAGAATCATGGCACATCTTTCAGGGGATGAGACTTATCTTGAAGCATTTGCCAAGGGACAGGACCCTCACCTTGCTATTGCAGCAAATAAGTATGGTGTATCGTATGAGGAAGCAAACAAAGCTTACAGTGATGAACAACATCCCGATTATAAGCTTTGGAAAAACCGAAGGAAGCAGGCAAAGCAGATATGTTTCGGTATTATATATGGTATTCAGAAGAAACTGCTTGCAGTTAAACTATCTGACCCAAAAGCTGGTATTATTGTAACACCAGATGAAGCTCAGCAACAGTTGAATGAGTTCTTCCAGGAGCACCCGAAGATTAAGAAGTTCATGATTAACCAGGAGAAGGTACTGATAAAACATGGATATATTAAATCTTTGTTCGGTAGGAAGAGAAGGTTACCCCAGGTATATTCGGATAACGAGCAGGAAGCAGCATACGCAGTACGATTATCGGTTAATATGCCATGTCAATCAGCTGCATCAGATATGAACTTATTCGCTTCAATCCTAAACTATTGGAAAATGAGGCAAGGTAAGTTACCATTTATGCAAGAGACTTGTAATGTTCATGATGCTACCTATTACTTGGTAAGTCCCGAATATATAAATACCTGGGTAGTATACGAGATTTGGGAAACTTGCCGTAACCCAAATACTAAAGAATACTTTAACTTCCAGATAGACGACGTAAGTATGTCAATGGACTTCGTTATCGGGCGTTCTATGGCAGAGGAACTACCTTTTATTCCTGGATATGATTATAGGAAAATGCTTGAACCAGATTTTAATCCTGATGAGTACTTAGAGGAACATCGTAAGTTCAAAGGTATTGAAATAGAAGATTATCCTAAGTTATATCCAGAAGAGATAGAGAAAAATAAGAGAGAGTTTAGGAAGAGAATGTATGAAAGGTAATATACCATATTTTGATTGTTACCATGTTACTCAAGAAGGTAATGTGTACTCTAAGTATAGAGATAGAGTTACTTGGAGGAAAATGGCTAAGAGAAAGAAGAACAATGGTTACCTGATAGTAAGCCTAAGAAATAATAAGGGGATTAAGTATACGTTTAATATACATAGGTTGGTAGCTTTAATCTACATTCCAAACCCAGATAATAAACCGTGTGTTGGTCATAAGGATAATAATCGAGAAAATAATAAAGTAGAAAATCTATATTGGTGTACTAACCAAGAGAATACTCAACAATGTATAAGAGACGGTAGATTTAATATACCAAGCCCTAAGTTGAGTGAGGAGTCTATAAATAAGATGATAGAAGATTATGAGAGTGGTATGAGTAACCTACAGATAAAGGTCAAATATGGAATAAGCATTATGACCATGTATAAATACTTCAGTGAAAGAGGTGTTATATGGAAAAAAGGCAAAAGATAGTACGTCTATCCCAGATTAAGAAAAACACACTAAAGATTCTATTTCAAGGGAAAACCTATGAGATTGATTTAGACCAGGAACTCATGATTGATGAGAACCTGGTCAATCAGTCTTTACGTAGAAGTCCATCTAATTATGCTCTATTGGTGATGGTAAGGGATAGACTTATATATAAAAGGGATAAACTCGAAAAGGCAAAAGACCAAGCCTATAGTAAGGCATGGCTTTACTACAAAGAATCGGGTAATATCAGTAATGAAACAGCATCACATAAAGCTGAGAATAATCAAGCCTATCAGGGAGCATTGAAAAGGTATATGAAGGCTGAATATAATGCTAACAAGTTAATCAGTATATGTAAAGCATACGAATCCAGAGAAAATATATTGAGAACTGTAAGTGCGAACTTACGTAAACAACAGTAGCTATGTCAAAAGTAGAATTAAACCTCTTATCGGTAGAAAAAGCCAAGTGGTTAAATGAAAAATTGAAAGGTGTGGGAACTCCCACAGGAAGCCGGGTACTTATTGTATCACCCGTAGTAACTGCAGATACCAAAACTAAGGGGGGACTTTATATCCCTCAGGATCATGATAAGGATACCGTACCTCGCAAAGGGGTAGTAATTCAGGTAGGACCCATAACTAATGAACAACGGGAAGATTATCCTGGTCTTCAGGTTGGAGCTGTAGTTACTTATGGTTTGTATGCGGGTAAAGAACTGGATATACTAGACCTCCCCGATCAAGTAACCACTATATTATCCCTGAACGAAATACTTTATATTGAAACTAATGAATAAAGCCATGAAGGAAGAGAAAAAGAAGAAAAAGAGTGGGATAATGACTACTCGGGAGAAGATGCTTGCTAGAAAGAAGGATTTAGAGAAGCGTAGTGGAGGTGGTGGAATAATCTACCCGAAAGAGGGAACTACCCGAGTACGTATCAAATCTCGTGGTGCAGACGAGGAATTGGGAATCGAGATTATTCAATTCTATCTTGGACCAAAGGAGGGAGGTATTATATCTCCGGCAACTTTCGATGAGCCATGCCCTTTCATGGAGAAGTTCCAGGAGCTTAAAAACTCTGATGACCCAGATGATAAGGCATTGGCATCGAAATTGGTACCGAAGAGAAAGTATCTCATCGGGGTACTCGGGTACAAAGATACCAAGGGTAAGGAAATTGACCCCGACCGGGTGGATAAACCCATGATGGTACCCCGTTCGGTATATCAGGATATTATCGACCTTTACCTCGATGAAGAGGACTGGGGAGATATGACTGACCCCGTAGAGGGATATGATATCAAAATCACCCGTACTGGTACCGGTAAGAATGATACCAGTTATTCGGTATCACCCTGTCAGAAAACCAAGCTGGACAAGAAGTATCGGGGAGAGGTGGACCTGGAGAAAGCAATCCGGGCAAATATCCTTTCCTATGACGAGCTCGAGGAGAAGCTGGCTTCATTCCTCAATGAGGGGGATGATGACGATGAGGATGAAAGACCACGTAAGAAGTCCTCTTCCAAAAGCAAGCTAGCGGACAAGAAAAAGAAAAAGGGAAAGAAATATAAGAGTGATATCTAAGATTTTCTAGATATATACCTAAAGTAGGAGTGGGGTATAGTTTATATCCCACTCTTTTCATATTATAAATTACAAGTATGGCAAGAAAACCTAAAGCTACCCGAAAATCGGGAGGCAAAAAGTTTAAGATACCAACACAGAATGAGATACTCAAAAAATATGGGTCATCTCTCCAGTTCAAGGCCAGTACTATAAATCACCATGGACTATGGATTCCATCCACATTCTTTGCTCTCAATTATCAAATGGGTGGTGGTGTACCGTTCGGGAAGATAATTGAAATCATGGGAGAAGAATCCTCAGGCAAGTCCCTGATAGCTTACAATTTTGCTTATGCTGCACAACAACTCGGGGGTCATGTAATATGGGTGGATGCAGAACAAGCATGGATGAATTCATGGGCAGAGGAAAATGGTCTGGACCCTGAACGAGTAACAGTATTAAATGATACCAGAATAGAAACTATTTCGGATGCTATTGCTGATTTAGCCATATACTGGAGGTCAAAGCTAACTAATAATGAGCCTATCATAGTTGTGATAGACTCCATAGCAGCTCTGGATTCTATAGAAGCCATTGATGCAAAGATGGCGGATAGCAAGGCCGAGATGGGAAACCGGGCAAAGCAGATATACAAGATGTTCCGAATAAGGAACGAATTGTTCTATCGACTCGGAGTAACCATGGTATGTATCAATCAATTACGTAGTAAACTGGGTGCAGGGTTTGGTCAAGATACCAGTACAACCCCTGGTGGAGCAGCACTCAAGTTCTATGCTTCAATCCGGTTAGCTTTCTATTCCGGTAAGACTCTCAAGATTAAGTATAAGGGTAAGGAAAGACGAGCAGGTAAATATGTAACTGTTCAGATGAAAAAGAATAAGGTATCTCCTCCTCG